ACTTCCCTTATAATATTAGCGATTATTTCAGGAGTAATCTTAAGTGGATTCACTCGTAATTCATCATTACATTTTGTATCTACTTTAGTATTTACAATGTCATTACCACTATTTGTACCAGTTCCTTGAGTATATTGCCATGTATTATTAATAAATGTAAAATCGCCAGCTTTTGCAGTAAAATTACCTACAAAATCTAGATTATAAATAAAGGCTAAAGCATCCAAACCAACTGGTAATGTCATCATTGTGTTAGGATTGTTATTGTTATTGTTAGCAACAATATAATTTGAATCCGCAAAAGCAAAGGTATCACTATTAGCTTTTATATTAGTTATACCGGAACCAGAACCAGGACCCGCGTAACTATAGGTTGATGGTGTATAATCAGTATTAATACTATTATTAAACGTAACCGCATTTGCACTTCCACTTGCAGTGATGTTTTGTTTAGGATTAGTATCACTATAATTATACGCTGAATTAATAATTATGTTACGTTGTAGAGGGGTTATAAATACCATATTTATAATATTTATAAATATTAAATTTTTTGCAAATATTGTAATTTTTTGACTAAACTCATATATTCAGGTTTTAATGTTTAAGACAGGCATAGTAACATTGATGTCTCCAAAAAAATTCATAGCATATTTTTGCATTTCTATTACAGTCTTATTATTTAATCAATAAATTACTCTTGCACTTCTTATTTCTTTTTAGCTGGTAATGCTGGTATTAGTGATGGTGCAATTGTTAATGCAGATGCAGTTGTTAATGCTGGTGATAGTGTTGGTGCAGTTGTTAGTGTTGGTGTTGGTGTTAGTGTTGTTGGTATTGGTGCTGGTATTGTATCAGATTTTGATATTTTTTCTTTATTTAGTTTACACTCATTAATATCATAAAAAACTGACATTTGTGATTTTTTGCACATATAATGTTTTCCAAGTAAAAAATCTAAATCTGTGATTGTTACAGCTAATTTACTAATATTTTCAGCTTCATCTTTTTTTTTTAAATCATTAACAAATGCTAAAAATTTATCTACAGCCATTGCTTTGTTATTTGTTCCTACTACTGTCTTGTTTTCAGGATACTTTTCATGCTTTTTTAATTTTTTAACAATTTCAGCAATTTTATTTATTTCCTCCTGAGTTGTAGCCTCACTTTTAGACATTTTTTTTATATTTCTCGCAAGTAATTGTGTACCTTTAGCAATACCTGCAAGTGCAACAAAAGGAGCAGCTATTGCTCCCACAATAAGTCCTCCACCTTCTATTTCATTTTTTAAATCAAAATATTTTGATTTATATTTTAAATATTTTGTCTTATAATCCATGTATATAATATAATTATATTTTTTTCTTTAACAAAATCATAGTTAAAGTTCAAACTTTTATATATACAACATATTGATTTGTATATTCAAATTTATATCCATTTACTTGATATTATTAATTATATTTTTCCAAGTAGTTCAGTTAATACATTTTTAGAATTTGAAGCTTTTGAATTATGAAAATAAGTTTTAATATTCGGGTTTGATAATTTATTAACACATTCAATATTAGTCATACCATCATCAATAAAATATAATTTTAGTCCAGGATTAGATTGTATCAAATGATTTAATATCCATCCTTTTGTTCCACATATAGGTTCGGGTTTTTTTAAATAAACAATTATTCCAAATATAATTTCTTTTGATAGAATTCTTTGAACAATTGAATTTGTTGTAGATCCAACAGTTTTTGGATTTCCTCCTATATATGATATTATAATTTTTGCGTCAGAACCAGGTAGTTTCTCATTGACTCCATACAAATCAGCAACACCATGAAAATCCAAACATATTAATTTATTTAGACCTAATTTTGATAATTTTTTATTAATTTGTAAAAAAGTTTTTTTAATTTTTTGTTCATCATTAATATGAACTCTAAAAGGTGGTTTTACTTCTGGATGTTTAAAAAGATAGCGATCTAAAACAACTGGAATTGTACTTGTTTTGTTAGTAATTATATCAAAATACATATATATATTGATAAGATTAAAAATAAAATCAAACTTTTATATATACAACATATTGATTTGTATATTCAAATCTATATCCATTTACTTCATAGTAATCATTTAGTTGATCAATATAATCATTATATATCCCTTGGTTCCAGTTACTATACGATAATATATTATTTGAATCATAAATATAGTATTTATCTTCGCATATTAGTCCAGCTACAATATGAGATGCATTTGCTTCAATTACATTAAAATCTATTCCTCCTGCAATTAATTTATACTCTGTATCTCCAATATAAATAACTTGATGAATTTGTCTTGTATTTACAGTTGGAATTATTAATAGTTTGGGAGGATCTCCGGGAGATAATTTTGTATCACTAAAGGTAATTTCCTTCCAGTTCAAACTAATTTGTGTATTTGTTTCAGCCATTTGTGTAACTATAGATTGAGTTTTTTTATGCATACCATCAAAAATATCAACAAGTTTTTCCAGATCATTTAGTTTTTCTAAAGTTGAATCAGTTACATTAGAGTTAAGATTTGAATATTCTTTGTAAATATTATTAATTTTTTCGTTTTCATCAAATAGTAATGCATATTTATTAAATAATTTATAATAATCAATATTTTCCTCAAAATAGATTGAACAAACAGTTATTAAACCATAATATGACAGTAATCCATCACCATATTCTATCCCAAGATTATTTTCAATAAAGTAATTTTCATTATTGTATACCCATAAACTTTTAACTTTTGATGCAACTACACTAATAAAATTATAGTCTAAAGTTATTGCTTTATCTAATTTTATTAAAAACATATTAACCATTGCCCACATAAGTATTTTTAGAGGAATTTTTAAAGCAAAAAAATCTGAAGGAAACATAATCTTTTCAACTTGAGTTTTAAAATCTTTAGGAAGACTATTATATTTTTGTACTAATAGATCTGCAATTGGTTCTGATAAAAATAAAATATTAAGAACAGTATTTAACCAACATGTACCAGAACTTTGTGATAATCTACCAAATGCACATGGTGGTATAGAAAAATAGTACCTGAACCACCAAGTATTTTCTAATTCATTTGAATCATTTGTTTGCATTAATCTAAAATTAAATCTTTTAAAGTTTGAACTTGTATTACCTCCTGATTGTTTATTTTTTTTTTCATAATAAATTGTATAACAATTTTTTAATGGTGCAGTTGGATCAAAAACAACTGTTATTGTTCTATTAATAAGTAATAAAGTATCATAAACTTTTTGATCACATACTTTTATTGCAAGGTCAAAAGGAAATATATTTACTATTTTTTTATAACCAAGTACAGCTTCTACACAAACATGAGCATCTATAGTTTTATTGTAAATTGTTAGACCCATAAATATTTTACTTTTATTATCATCAAGTAGTTTTGATAAAGCATCACAATAATCTTTATTTAAATTTTCAAAACATAATAAATAGTTTATTTTTTTATAATCAGATTTATTACATTCGTCAAGTATAAATTGAATTTTTTCTAAAAAATTATCAATAGATTTTAAATTTATTGTTTCAAAGATATAATCTTTTTTATCTGATTTACTTAAATTAATTTTATTATTTCCAATGTAATAAATTTTATACTCTCGCATATATTATAATAAATGAATATTTTTTTTTTAATTTTATTTATTTTTATAATTTTCTTTATATTTAATAATATTTATAAATATGATGAACATTTTACAAATTATCAATTAAGTCCTGAACAAAAAATGAAATCTTCTTCTTTAATTATTGGAGGTACTTGTAGAGATGTTAGTAAGTATATCCCAGATATAATTAAATCAATAGATGCATGTGGAGAAAAATTTAAAAAATATCATGTGATTATTTATGAAAATGATTCCTCTGATGATACAAGAAATAAACTAATTGAACTTAAAAAAAATAATTATACTTATTTATTTGAAAATGGATTAGATGACAAATTTCAATCTAGAACAAAACGTTTAGCCTATGGAAGAAATTTAATTATTGATCAATTAAGATATATGTGTGAACAAGATTCTTGGGACTATTTTTTAAATCTAGATATGGATAATGTTAATTGTAAGGGAACTTTTGTTAATACAATAGATAATTGTTTTAATTCATCAATTGATGATTCTTGGGCAGTTCAATCCGCAAATCAAGTTATTGGTTATTATGATAGATGGGCCTTAAGAATACCTAAATTATTTAATTATGATTGTTGGCTAAAAATTAAAAAACATGGAAGATCTGATCAGACTATAAAAAAATATGTATATCCTAAATTAGATTTTAGTTATAAATCAAAAGGATTATTAATCCCTGTAAAATCAGCATTTGGTGGAACTGCATTGTATAAAATTAAATCAATTCCATCATATTGTAAATATAATGGAACACATTTGACAGGTGAAGAAAAATGTGAACATGTTGATTTTCACAAATGTATTCTACAATCTGGAGGAAAAAATTATATTAATACATTATTTATAAATGATGCTTAGTATAATCTTATTTCCTTAGTATAATCTTATTTCCTTAGTATAATCTTATTTCTTTAGTATAATCTTATTTCTTTCTAAATAATTTATATAAATCCTTTGTTGTTTTATATAATCTTTTTGTATTATGAACTCTCATTTTTTGATAAATATCAACAAGTTCTCTTTCTAAACTTTCTAAATCATCAATATCTTCTTTTTCATTTACCTCACCACAACATAAATTATTAATCATTTCTTTTTTTTGATTTAATAGATCCTCATTTTCATCTTTTTGCTCATATAAAAATCCAGACTTTCCACAAAGTTTTTCATCATTACGACAATGTATTGCAAAATTTTTTAATAAATTATTATTAATTGATGTTTCCTTAAAAACATTACATAAACCTAGATCTGCATTAGTTTGATGTGGAATAAAAAATTTACAAGTTGAACATGATGGTTCAAAACCATATATTAAACCAATAAATGAAAGAATTAGTAAAGTTTCACGGAACATTATAATAATTATTATTATTTATTTCTTTAAATAAATTTTTATAAAAAATTGATTTATTGATTGTTTGAACTATAGTACCTACAGTCAATTAATTTAATATGTCTAGTAAAAAAATTATTGCTGAACTAATGGAAAAACTTAAGAATTCAACTGATCCTGTTGAAACTGAAGATTTAGAGGATCAAATTCTAAGATTAGTAGATCAAGAAGAAGACTTTAATACTTTTACAAATCAAGGTATTAAAGAAGTTGAAATTCAAGATACAAAAAATTCAATGGATGAATTAGATGATAAAGAAAAAATTCGATTACAAAGAGTTGCACAAAAAGAAGCTAAAGAAGCAAAGTATCGTTCAGAATCTAAATTAGGCTCAGTAGATGAAGAACTTTTAAGATCTCAATTAATGAATGAAGCTCTTGCATCTAATGAAGAATTTGCATTCCAAAAATCAAGAAAACATTTTGGAGCTAAAAATAAATCAAAAAAGAGAATTTAATTCTTGTATATGAAATTTTTTTATATTGTATTTAATTATATATGTCAAAATACGAGTTAAAATATTTAAAATATAAAGAAAAATACTTTTATTTAAAAAAACAATTAGGAGGTGAATGGTATTATAATAGTGGATTACCAATTAAAGAGATTACCAATGAAACAGATTTTGATAATTTAGAACTTGGTAAAAGAAGATTTAAGGTTAAAGATGTTGATTTGTTAATAAAAATAATTAATAATATTAAAAAAAATAATAAAGTTGCAGAATATGAAAAAATAAGAGCACAAGAAGAATATGATCATAACGAAAAAATATATGGTAAAAAAAATAGTGATACTACCAGGTTTAGTATCATACGTGATAATAAAATTAATAAACAAAATGCATCTATATTCAATATTAAAGTATTTGTTGTAGGTTATGAACGTACATTTGGAGATATTACGGGAATACAAAAAATAAATAATGATGAAGTTGTAATAACTTATAATTTTGGAATTATTCCTGCCACATTAAAGGAAAAAATAAGTCAAATGGGTGATAAATGGTTTTTTGTAAAGTATAATAATACTTTAACACAAGTACAATATAAAAATTAAAGTTTGTATACAAGGTCTTCTTCATATTCTAATAAATAAAAATTCGCATTAATTAATTTTACAAGTAAAATATTTTTAGTATCAACACAGTTAAACAGAATATTATTTTTTTTTATATAAGAAAATATTGAACCAATTGATGCTGATGGATCTAATTCTGGGAATTCTTTAAAAAATTCTTGTTCATATTCTCTTGCATATAGATCTGATTTTATAGTAATTTGTTCCATAATTTTATCTTTTTTTTGACTACTAATATTTACGTTTAGATCAAGCTTTAATTTATTTGATCTTAGAAGTCCAATTTTACAATATTCTTTTATTGTCCAAGATCTAATAATACTATTATGTTGAAATTCTGTATCAAACTCATTTGATTTAAAGCCAAATCTATTATACCAACTTTGACCAGTTGCTAAAATAAAATATATTGACATATTTATAGGACAATCTCCATCCAAATAAATTAGACTTGTGTCTGTTAAATTAATTTGTGTAACGCCAATATGTTCTTTTAATAAATGACCTAATTTAATTATATTTTTTATTGTTTCATTACCTGCAATTTGATCACATTTATTAATTTTTGCAACATTCATAAATGTATCTTTAATATATAATTCTACACAAGTAGTTTTATATATATATCCTTCTTTAACTATATTAGGAAAAATAGTTTGAATAATTTCTATAATTTTTTCATTTGGAGCCATTATATAATATATATATATAGATGATTTAAAATACTTTATCTCATTTTTTCAATTTATCAATAAAAAATTGAAAAAATATTTTTATACAAGTCCCAATGCATTGCGCATTTTCGTGCCTATCACTTCGTCTTTCCGATAGCTGCACTAGGGAGAATAACCCGAATAAAATTCCTGTCCAAGTAGTACTTGGTTTAGTTTTTTGTTTATTAATATATAAATACAAACTGAATCTAATGGTGTACAGTTAATCAAGCGGACTACTAAGTCCCACCGTGTCGAAATCTTCTTGGAAAAGGTAAGCGTCAATCCAGTAATTAAGTTTAATTGGGAACGGTTAGGTTGTGGAACCTTTATAATCCTCAGGAGCGATAGCCTGTCACGTGTAAGCGTGCTTTTGTGTTGTGCCCTCCTTAGCTTATCTGTAACAAAAAATATTTATAGATAGGTAATAGCACAAATGATGGTTCATTGGTAATGAGAATCATCGATAGGCCAGATTTATCTGGTTTATTAGAGAATTTAGTGGAAGAATTATGCAGTTTTTAACAGAGATGCC